GAGCATACTACGACCTACCACGTATCCTCATGGAGGAACTCACGAGTGCTGGTTTGGATATTCAGACATACCATCGACGCTTCATTCTCGTGGATTCAGCACCACCCAACATTCTTCTCGACGATGGCATCAACCAAATTTACAACGCCGCAGATGTGGGCATCAACACAGCAGACGGCGAGGGATTTGGACTCTGTCAGTTGGAGCATATGTATGTCGGTGCACCGCAGATTGTAGTGGACACAGGAACCTACCGTACCTTTATGGACGAGAAGGTTGCCGAGTTTATCAAACCGGGTGAGCGTGTGTATTTTGCAGGTGGTATGCCACTTGGGTTCTATGCCCCGAATGTGTCTGCGGAAGAGACTGCGAATGCGATTGAGCGGATGGTGGATACACTGGAGGAGAAGAAGCGCAAGGTCAACTCCTATCATTTCCGCAGTTGGGCAACGGTGTGCGATTCCTTCCTAGAGGATGTTCTTACGGCATCGGGTAAGTAGTGTCGGGTAACCACCGTATCTGTGTCTTTGAAATCAGTTCACCCACACGAATGAGACGTTCGTTGTCTTCAAACGCAGGACCATCATAGACCTCCTTGCTCTCAGGGTCAATCAAAAACACCATTTGCTTGATAGCGACTTTCTGTAACTTCCGATGACGGCGCTGCATGTTGCGTAAATACGTAACATCCAATACATCCGTCTTTCCATTGGGTTTGAAGGCAAGGTCTTCGCCCGTTGTTGTGCTGTCAAATCGCATACAGGTCAACACAGGACTTTCCCGACTGTGAAACTTGCGATGGATTTCACAATCGACTGCTGCCTGTTTGAGGAGCGTGGAGATGCGTTGGTTGACCTTCTCCTTTTCATATGCCTTCTCGTACAGGTATTCGTCTGTGCTCATAAAGACCTGCGTGGGTTCGCCTTCGTAGCGCTTCGTTTCTGTGTCATTTCTGCGAATCGGCACAACATTGTTGGCGCCTTCTGTGGATTTTGCCTGTGCTTCCGTGAAGACACTCACATAGAAACTGATACGCACGGTCCGTTGGTCCATCGGCAAGCGAGCATGCGAACAAATACGAATCGCACGACCGACCACTTGGTCATGGCGAGCAGGATTCCAGTGCGGTTCCATGATGTGAACATGTCGCACATTCTCCAACGTGATACCTTCTGCACCTGCCGATGACGCCATGATGAGACACAGCATCTTCTTGTCCCGACCTTGGATGGATGCCTTGAGACTGGGTGGAAAGTCATCGCTGAAACTTCCGTTGAAGATTTGGCGCATGTATTCGCGCTCTTTTTGGTCTTCCAATCCTGAGTAGAAGGCATACGCAGGTTTTGCGGGGTCCAATGCCGGGTCTTCCACCCACTGGTTGTTTTGCTGAACAATCTTGTAGCGCTGCCATCCGTTTGCGTCCAGCACCGCAGAGAAGACACCCAATCCTTCCAACTGACGGTAGTTGGAGTAGACAAACTGATTGTTCCAGTTCTCACCCAATGCTTCTGTTGCATTCTTCAACATGCGGCCTAATTTGGGTCCAAAGGTCTCCAGTGCCTTGGGAGACAGATAGCGTCCTGGGTCTGCGCGCAACCTGTTGAGGATGGCTTCTTTGGAGGATTCGTCATCCTGGTCCTCGTTCTCCAGCGTCTTGTCGTCCTTGCGGAGTTCAGGTGGTACAGCATAGTTGCATGCCAAACGAGACTTTACGCGATACGACTTCATTTCGTCATCTGTTGCAGTATCGACATTGGTCTTGCGACGACTTCCCTTGAGTTCCTCCCAACGTACATCGAGATAGCGACCAAACTGCTCATTGGACATCTCCACCTTTTCGAGTGTTTTGTCGTCGTCCACTCGCTTTGGAAGGAGGCGTTCATCCGCACCCTTGAAGTAGGAGACCAATCCCTGAATGCGCCGCTGAAACAACAGACCATTTTTGATGCTGAGTCCATCCAAAAACATAGAGGCAAACTCTTCGGGGTCTGTGGGCAAGCAACTCAATTCTTCCGTGCTGATGCGTTCCGTGTCGAGTTCGGCACCACCCACATCACTTTCAAACTTGGACTTCCATGACATCACCCACTCCTTTGCGTCGCGAATGTACGTCATATCCTTCATGTACTGAACCGCAATTCGCTCACCCTTGTCGTTGTAGACGCTGCGGAACTGCGGTGGGTTTCGAGTTAACAGCAAATACTTCTGAACAGTGTTGTATTCGACCGTATCCATATCGGGCACGTCGCGCAAGACGCTCGTCATCTTCTCCTCGTCCCATGTCGTAATTGATTTCACGGGGATGGTGAATCGCTCAATCGGTCCACGCAAGAGGTTCATCAGAAACGCAATCTCTGTAGGTCGGTTGATAATCGGTGTTCCCGACAACGCAACCACCTTGCAGTTCTTCGCCCGGTAGATGACATCGTAGAGTTTACGACTTATCTCAGACGCATTAACGATGCGACTGATGAAGTTATGAACCTCGTCAATGATGACAACGCTCTCGTCATACGGATTTGAACCATCTGTAGGGACATACTTGCTTATATTGGCGCTAGACAAACCGTTGTAACGGATGAAGGTAAATCGCTGGTTGATTTGGTCTTCAATCTGGGCACCAATCGCATCTTGTGCGGTCTTGGGAAGGTTCTTGAAGTTGGGTTCTTGCCCGGGTATCGTCGTAAAAAAGCGACCGTTGCGGTCCAGAAAGGTGTCGCTGATACCCAGTTTCTTTGCTTCTGTGCGCGACTCGGGGGTCACAGGTTGTTCGCGCCAGTGCTGGTCGTAGGCATAAATCGGGTCGCCACACTTGCGAATTTCACCGCGGTAGTTGGACTCGAGCGAGGCAGGGAGCATGACGAAGATTTTACGCGTCGACAGCAGGGACTCGGCGACCGCAATGGACGTACATGTCTTGCCTGACCCGAGACCATGATACGCGAGAACTCCGCGGTAGGGTGTCTCGGCACTCAAGTAATCACGAACAATCTTCTGATGCGGCAACAACTCACGGGCGCCGGCACCTCTTGCTAAGCACAAATCGGTATCCTTGTCTTCTTGGTCGGTAGGTTGGCGGGGGTATTTGAGGAAGATTCGTGTGATAGCATCGGCAAACGCCTTTCGATTGGGGAGAACATACGGCATTGTTTTTCGTTGCGATTTGATAATGGGACCACTGACACGAAAAAATCATCGTATGTGGATGGTGACCATCTATTTGTTTTTGATGGCGGGGTTCCTCTATCTCCAACCCAGCGTTGCGTTTGGAAGAGAGGGACGTATTCGTCCATTTGGTACTGTTGAAAAAGAAGCAACCATCTTCCCTCTGTGGTGGTGGATTTTCATCATCTCAACCGTCTCCTATATGCTCACAGTCCTTCTCGCAGGTTTCAAGTTTAGGGGTTAATTACTCTGTCTCATACATCTCCACCACGTCCTTGAGTTGACTGAGCATACCCATACGCTCGACATGATGAGGACGAACATGTGCTTGTGCCTCGGCAAACGTCTTCCATGCGATTCCGGAGATTTCTCTCCGTTGCATGGGTGTGAAGCGCTGAGCGAGGTTGATGAGTTCTGGACGCTTGAGAAGAGCAACAAAGTAGACGTGTCGATACCGCACACCGTTCAGACCCATAAAGGTTTCCTCCAGCGTAATGTTTCGTAGAATCACATATGCCTCGCGGGGTATGTTGGTCTCCTCATTGAACTCGCGAATTGCACAGTCCAGGTCGGTTTCCGCACGCATGCGACGACCCTTTGGGAACCCCCATTCGGGTTCAATATACGGAGATAGGTTGTTCGCCATCAGTTGGACTCGGTTCAAACTGTTAAACTTGTCGCGAGACACAGGATAGTCGCTGGAGTTTCGGTCCTCGCCCCATAACTGCTTCCAAATAACATCAAACGGTTCGCAGGCAATCAATCCCTGCTCCTTGATGGTCATGTTCCGAAACAGTGTGCCGAGATAGTCAAGGTTCGTCGGGTCATACTTCCCACGCATAAACTCAGCAAAACTCATGCTGTCCTTGCGACGAATCATAAGTATGTTCATCTGGTTGGCATCTACGGGCAAGGTAGGTCTATCTATGAGAAACAACCCGCAGGACAATACAGGATCTTTACATGTTCGGAACAGATGTCCCTTCTGTCCACAGTTGTTACAATACATTGCGTGTGTGTGAGTAGCCGAACCATTGGTTCGTTTTTCCATTGCTATAGTCAAGATGTTGTTAAGAAAGTTCCTTCGTAAACATAAATGGGACTGTTCTCCTCAAAACCGGCAGCGCCTCCGCCAGATTCTGGGTTGTTTGGACCCTCTCCATTGATGGCGCCACCGCCACCGCCCATGACATCTCGCTTCGGAGGCATTCTGAAGATAGGTGTGGTAGTGGTGGGTGTGATTTTCTTGACCATATTGGGCATCTCGTTCTACAACTACCTGCGACGTAGACAGGGTCTACCCGAACTTGCTTTCCGCGGCAAGGAAGGGTCATCGGGTGACAAGACACCTGCGCCAGTCGATGGTAAGGTGCGAACGGTCATTCCAGCCGGTGAACTTCCGACGTCCACATCCGTTGATTACGGTGTTCAATACTGGATGTACATTTCGGACTGGGACTACAAGTTCGGTCAGTCCAAGCAGGTGCTGTCTCGTGTTTCTCCCACCTCGCCGTCTACATTCGGTCCTCGCATTACGCTCCACCCCACGGACAATGCACTCCAAGTCCAGGTGAGTATCTTCCCGACAGGACAGACTGCGGGAGCAGCGACACCGGATGCTGGAACAACGGGAGATACCTTTACCTGCACGGTAGAGAACGTGCCCCTCCAACGATGGTTCTCTGTGTCTGCGACGGTGTTCCAACGCAACATGGATATCTACATCAACGGTCGCCTTGTGAAGTCATGTGTGTTGCCCGGTGTTCCCAAACCAGCAGTGGGCGATATGATTTTGAACGATGCGGATGGGTTCTCGGGTTCTCTGTGCAATGTCCACTACTACACACGCATGTTGACCCCGAGTGATGCGAAGGACTTCTTTGCTGCGGGAACCAACTGCCGAGCACCCACGCCAACGACGGTCGACCCCGTCGACAAGGACTCGTTCTTTATCACCCTTTTCGGATACACCTTCCGATTTTCAACCCTCAACAAGGAAGGAAAGGAACTTAGTAGTTATACTTTTTAAACAGTAATGCGCATTTTACTGAAGTGTCCAACTCGCTCTCGTCCGCAGAGAGTTCTTGCGACGCTGACGAAGTACATACAACTCGCAAATCACCCTGAACAAATCGGGGTTGCGATTTCGTGTGACGTAGACGATGTGTCTATGCAGAAGAATCTTGTTCAAGAGGAAATCCATCGCGTATTACGACCATGCGAGTGGAGGAACATCTATTTCAGTGAGAACCGTAGCAAGATTCAAGCGTGCAATGCCGACATGGACCGTATCGAATACAACTGGGACATTGTGGTGTTGGTTTCCGACGATATGGTTCCGTGTATCAAGGGATATGATGATGCCATCCGCAACTACATGACTGCGCGCCATCCGGATACGAATGGAATCCTTTGGTTTGATGATGGGCATCAGGGATACAACCTGAATACACTATGTGTGTTTGGTCGCAAGATGTATGAAGAGTTTGGGTATATCTATCACCCGAGTTACAAGAGTTTGTTTTGCGATACAGAGTTGACGGACCTATGTAAGAGTTCTTTGAAGGACCGCACTACCTATATTCCCTATTGCATCATTCGCCATGAGCACCCCGGAACAGGTTACCAGCAATACATGGATGCCCTGTATGAGAAAAACCAGAAGTATTGGAATGAGGATATGTACAACTACATTAGTCGGAAGCGTTATCCTTTTCAGATGTCTTTCTTAGTTCCAACTATCGCGGGTCGCGAGAACTCATTGAAGAATCTCATGGCATCCATTCGTGAAAAGATGACACGTGTTGCTCCCGATCTTTCCTATGAAATCGCAGTTGATTTTGACAACCGAGAAATCAGTATCGGTATGAAGCGACAGCGATTGCTAGAGAGCGCACAAGGAAAGTATATGGCATTTGTAGATGATGATGACAACATCACCGATGCGTATGTAGAGGATTTGAAGAGAACCATTGAAGGAAGTTACCATGTAATGCGACTCCGTGGACAGATTTGCCAGTATACGTTCACGCACAGTCTCGAAAATAAACTAGAGGGCGTCATGGCGAGAGGCGATGTATTCTTGCGCCCACCCAATCATCTGAATCCCATGATGACCGATGTAGCAAAGATGATCCGATTTGGAGATGCAGTACGAGGAGAGGATCTCGAATGGACAATCCGCATGGCAAAGGCAGGGTTCCTAACTCGCGAATACAGGGCGGATGATTCTCGCATTCATTATATTTACGATATGGGAGCGCGTACCGTTGAAGCCAGTAGCCTCACGTTTCAGCAGCAGACAAGTTATGAAAAGATGCTCCGCATGATTTGGACGCCAAAGGGAGCAATGACTCCAGAAGAATATCGAGAAACTCAGAAACGAGAAACGGGTCCTCTCTTGCGTCTTGGACCAAGAGGGTTTGTTTCTAAATAAGTAATAATGAGTCCGCTAAGCATAGTGGTCATAGGAGTTCTTGTTGTGGCGTTGGGATTCTTCTTGTTCGGTGCACTTATGCCCAAATCTGAGAACGTTACGTTAGTTCAAGGTTCCCAACCCGGAGACCGCGAAACGCAAATTCTCACGAATTTACCCCTTGCCTTGAACCAACCAGAGGGTCTTGTCTTCTCATATTCGGGTTGGATTCTTGTCAATGATTTCACGACAGGATTCGGAAAGGAGCGTCGCATTCTCAGCAAGGGAGATACGCCGGGTATCTACATCGATAGTACATCCAACTCGTTGGTCTTCAAGGTCAAGACCTACACAACGACGGAGACTGTTCTTGTTCAGAACCTGCCCGCTGCCAAGTGGATTCACTTTGCGATTACGGTCGACCAGAACTCGGTCAACATCTACATCAACGGAACGCTGCGTCAACACCATACACTAGGACAGTTGCCCGACCAGTCGAACGACGCCGTTCGTATGGGCGGGGAATGGAATGGTGTTCTCGCGCGCGTTGTCTATTATCCTCGTGCGCTCTCCAACGATGAAGTCCGCAAGTTGTCGGAAGAGACACCGCCAGATGACCTCAAACGACCTACGCCCGGTCCATCGTACTTCGACATTACATGGTACATCGGGCGTTTAAATTCTGCTTAAAGGGTAAATGAGTTCGGGAGGACAACGCGGTATTGATGTATCCGGCATAACCGGTATCCGTCTTCAAAATGCTTCAGATGTAACGAGTCGTTTGCGCTACCAAGATGTATACCAAACGTTTGCTTCCACAACAGGAGCAAATGCCTACAGAAACGAAACACCGAATGCGGTTGGTTCGTATCTGGACTTTTTGATTGGTCGCAAGGAAGTTGGTCGCATTGCATCTGATGTTTCTTCAAGTGCTTGTGTTGCATGTACGGGAGGAACCTTTATGCAGGTGCCAGCTACTCGGAGCTTTCGGACCTAGCCTTGCGTGTCTTCCGCAGTTGTTTGCGCAACTTGGCACGTTGTGTCTTGGGTAGAGTCGGACTGTAGGTAAAGAAATACCGCAAGTAGTCTGCCGACGACTTGTCCTTTGAAAGTTTCTCGTAAAGTTGTGCCTTCTCCTTCCGAATGTCCGTCAATGTATCCTGCTTTCCAAAGCAATCCATTGGCGTCAAAATAGCAAAGCGTCGCTTCGGTTTACTATGTGCTACATCCATTAGTCGTTGTGCGATACACAACATGGATGCTGCATTTTCCTTTGTCACGCGCGAGTAGATATACGCAAAGAAGAACTGCAAGATAGTCGGGATACTTGCCACACGTGTTCCATCCGGCATCGTGTGGTAACTGTGACATGCAGTTGCTTCGTAGAAGCGAATGTGCGACGACCCATCGGGTTCATAGATCGCGTGGCGAGGCGGCAAAATCTCCGTGCCCTCGTCGTAGACAACCTTCTTCCCCTTCGTGTACTTCTCAATGACCTCCTTGTCCGCGAGAAGCATCACCGGCGTTGTCCATTCCTGTCGAAGATGAACCTCTGCTGCCGTCACACCCAGTAAGATAGCATCACCTCTCTTCACAAGATCCTTCACTTCACGTTTCATTTGACGTGTCAACTTGCTATGCTCCTCTGCTTGCTCTCGCTTGCATGCAATCGGGTAGTGCTTGTTCAGTCGCATCAAGCGGTCGTACACCTTGGTCCAACGCGAGACATCACCACGAGGACGCGACAACTCCAAATACATCGACATACGCAAGAAATCGGGTGTCACATAGTGGACATTGTTGCGCGTGATGCCCTCTTCCCAGAGACGCTGAAAAATCTCGGGTTCCAAAAACGTGATATCCGCCACACCCGAATAATCCGCAAACACTTTGAAGGTTCCCAAGTGAATACCCGGTTTGACTTCCACACTCTTGATGCCTGCTTCATGGAGACGATTGGCGAGCATCATCGCATGCTCCTGCGGGGTCTCACTGAAAAAGTCATAGTCGGGAACATCGTATTCGTAATCGTAAAAGCGGTCTTCCGCAGGCAACAGGTTGTTGATCGCAGTTCCACCGTAGCACATCACGCGATGGTCCTCCAGAAAGTCCTCGACAATACCCAAACTTAACTTTGTGAGTGGGTCATTGGCGATTTCCTTATCTATTTCCTTCTGGAGTTTGCTTGCGATCTCCTCAATCTCATCCATTGTATTAACCTTTACAAAAACGAAATCCCATTCCTTTTTTCCTTGAGAGGCAGCAAGAATGCCTCGCCGATACAATCTTCGCAAGCGTGACGAAACTGTCAAGTGGATTGAAGATGATACCCTAAAGGAGACCGAGAACGATAGCGAGTCAGATGATTCCGCCTATGAGACCCCGTCAGAGTCGGAGGAGTCGGAGGAGGTTTCGTTGGTAGATGAGGATGAGGATGAGGATGAGGAAGAGGAAGAGGAACCCGAAGAAGAGCAGGAGCCCCGCAACATTGTGATTCCCATGCCCAAGAAGGGGATGCGAGTGAAAATCGAGATTGCGAATGACTATGACGACGATTACGACGAAGATTATGAAGGCGAAGACGAGGAGGATGAGCAAGATGGATTCCTCGGATACCTTCTTAACAAATATGTACCCGGTAGTCGGATTCGTAGCAAACAAAGGAAGGAGAAAGAACCCGACTCTCCTGCATTAGACTTGAACGATGAAGAGCGTGAATACTTTGATGACCTCACCCGAAGCAAGCAAAAGAAACTGAACAAACAGATGAAACAGATTGCGACGTTGGTTTCGCATGGCGATGTTCCGTATAAGTTCCGTGTTCTTGGACTTCCTGTCTCAGATGCCATAAAGGCATCGGTCATCAAGAAGATTGACGTTCTGGACAAGATGGACATGGATGGCGGGGAGAGTCACAAACTTCGCACATGGGTGGATGGATTTCTGCGCATTCCGTTCGGCGTCAATGTTCCATTGCCCGTGAAGATGGACGATGGACCGAAACCTTGTGCCGAGTTCTTGTCCCAGACGCGTAAGACACTTGACAGTGCAGTCTATGGTATGAACGCTGCCAAGACACAGATCATGCAGATTCTCGCCCAATGGATTTCCAACCCCGACTCGGTGGGAAACGTGATTGCCCTGAAAGGGCCGATGGGTGTAGGCAAGACTTCCTTCGCACGCAACGGTGTCGCCCAGGTGCTAAAGCGCCCCTTCGAGTTCTTCAGTCTGGGCGGAGCAGCGGACTCGGCGAACTTTGTCGGACACAGTTACACCTACGAAGGTGCGCAATGGGGTCGTATTGCGGACAGTCTGATGGGCGCTCAATGCATGAACCCTGTCATGTACTTTGACGAGTTGGACAAGGTGAGCACAACGCCTCACGGAGAGGAAATCATCTCTATGCTCATTCACCTGACAGACCGCTCACAAAACAGTCAGTTCCACGACCGCTACTTCGCGGGAGTTGACTTTGACCTCTCCCAGTGTCTGTTTGTCTTCTCGTTCAATGACGAGTCCAAGGTTCACCCAATTCTCAGAGACCGCATGCAAGTCATTCACTGCAGTGGATACAGTGCAGACGAGAAGAAGATTATCCTGAACCAGTATGTCTGGCCACAGATTCTGGAGCGCATCAAGATGAGCGGACTGACAATCACAGACGATGCTGTGAAGTTCCTCATCAACGACTACTCGAACGAAGAGGAAGGTGTTCGTACACTGATTCGTGCAGTGGAAACACTGGTTACGCGAATCAATCTACTTCGTATTGCGGATGAAGAAACGGCAAAGTCCTATCCCTTCTATATGAAAGTACAGTTGCCCATGGAAATCAGACCCGACGATGTCAAGCATATTCTGAATGACATGACGCGAACAGTCAATGAATCGTGGAGACATCTCTACGTCTGAGTAAATTCTGTATAGGTCGTGCCATCTTCGCGATACAGGACAACATTGCCACAGAAGTCTCCGTTTGGCAGCGGGCACTCAATCAAGACCACTTTTTCATTCGGGTCGTGAAACAGACCATGAGATACATATGAATAGACAACCATATTTGAGCGAAGAAGATGGGTATCTAGGAATCGTGCGTCTACCGTATACCCTAATTCAGCATTATCACAGTATTGGGTAAGACATTCCGTTGTAAACAGATTCCCTCGTTTTGCCCCCCAGAGTCCACACATAATTCTATATTGATGATAGGGGTGATCGCGAATGGTGTACAGTGTATACGGACTGTCTAGAAAGTGCGAAATACACCAACGATCTCGTTCATGAATGCGACTGTCCGTATCGCGAACGCAGACAACGTCATATTTCGAATCCGTGATAGGAAGAAACCGATAAGTTACGTTGATAACACCCCCCTTTCCAGTCGGAACACACGTCACGCCCAAAGACCGAACAAACTCTTCCGCTTCGGGTGCGGCGTACACAAGAATATCCCAAGTGGGATAGTGTTGTCGAATCAGGTGTACATTTTCTTGAAGACCCCGGTAGTATTTGTCTGTGTAATCCCCATAGAGACAAAAGGAGAAACAACCACGAAGCGAGGAACGGATCCTCGTGCGTCCTTGTTCGAGGAGACGAGTTAGGTCTATATGAGTGATTGTATAACGCGCATCTCCCGTTCGTATACTCAAGTTTCGCACACGAATGTCCTCAAACATGTGTGATAAAGAACCCCGATACACCTGTGTAATCCAATCGTCACAGTACCAGTTTTGGATTTCCTCTGGATAGAACGACTGAAAGATATCGTAATGTGTCTGATGGACGAACGCATTTTCCAAGACAAAGGGTTTCCCAGCACGTTTGCGTCCTTCGTAGTTTTCCAAGTGGCACGGACCCACAACTCCCTTATTGTTGTTCTCCCGCAGTTTTGCGATGAATCGTTCTGTCCAACCCGGTGTTTCCAAAACAACATCGTCTGCGAGTTGAAAGAAGTATTCACATCCATCCTCGTATGCGCGCTGAAACAACCGATTCCAAGCACGAGCAGGCGCATGGCGACAATCATAAAGAATGACGACAGTTCCGGGTAACCTGTCTGCGTGTTCCAAAAAGAAGAGGTCGTCATCGTCTACGCCTATGTAGAACACATATTCATATCCTTCGCTCTTGGTTGATGCAAATGACGGGATCAGTGCGGTATGTAGATAACATTCCTCGTAAGCAGTCCACGTTTGTTTGCGGCTGCACACAGGAACAAGTATCCCTATTTTCATTGTTGTCTAGAGGGAAACCCAATGTAAACGATTGAACGGAATAGTCGTTAACTTCGGATTGTCATCCATAGACGAGTACACACAATCAATTCCATTGTCTCCCAGAATCATGCCCAAGCAATACTCCACGGTTGCTTCTTCAAATACAAACGGCAAACTCATACGCTTGGGTCGGTAGGTCTTTGCGTCGAGTATCACGAACATATGATAGTATTTGCGAGGAGCAGAATATTCGACCACGTGTGTCATCACCCAAAGTTCACTGTCGATACGAAGAGGACAGGTCGACCCTCGCATGCGTTCGAAGAAAACGGGCGTCTTGTGCGTCGTATGAATATAGAGTTTGTTGTCAACTACAGAACCTACCTCAAGAGGAAACCAGCGATAAATCATATCGTTTATATCGGAAACACCTAACCAGTTCTTTTCGCATGACTGATTGGTTGGTGAGTCCAAAACACGACAATCGCTATACGAACCCGACGGGTGATACCGACCATACAAAATACGAATCTTCTCCGAGAATTCCAGAGTTGTTGCAGTAAACCAAAGATCTCCATCTCGTTTGAAGACACGAACGTCTTCCAACCCTCGAATACGTCCCTCCTTGCGAGGAACTGCAATGGTTGTATCGTCCATGCGTGTTAGTTTCCCATCCAGATAATGTGCATTTTGTGTACGAACTGTATGACTGGTGCTGTAGACACCCTTTTCAGACATTTCATATATATTGCGCGTTTTCAAATCAAGACGATAATTCACATACCGAATATTCATGTGAACCTTTCCGTCCTGTGTCCACATACAAACAGAACCAGGATGATAATCAGAACCAAACAACTGTGTATCGATTGGAAGAGGCATACCTTTTCCTATGGGCGTTACATAGAATACCATGTTCGAAAAGACACCTGAATCGTTTGTTCGCAATAGATAATCAATGGTCTTCCGAAGACCATCCGTTCGGTCGGGTGAAACATAATACGTTAGGATTGTGATCTCGTAATCAAACAATCGATCGTATACATCTTTTTCGATAAAGAGAGAATCGTTAGGTCTAGGTATCTTCTTTCCAATCCTTGCGTAGTGGTATGCCTTAAACTGTTCTCCTTTCTCACGAAAATGCCTTGTCAATCTGTACATGGGTTCCGCACGTGTTGGGCGACGCTTGTATGCTCGCAACATCCATGCTTCGAACTCAATATAGTCTTCCAGTGCGTGATACGATTTGCCTATCATGTAGTGTGAATACCATACTTCCTCCTCCCAGCTACCCCCATCAATCCGTTTCTTGTACATCTGAATTGCGTCGTGATATCGCCCAAGCGAGTGATAGGTCTGTGCCAAATAGAACATATAACGCACGTTATCGGGTTCCTCTTCCAGACCTTTTTCCAGCAAACGAGCATCGCGTTCAAACTTATCGCTCTTGCATCCGCCATCGTTTCGGTCATCAATCCAACAAATATCTTTGGAAAGAGGTTTCGTCGGTCCATTCCAATACTCGTGCGTAACACCCAGACACGACCAATCAAAGTCCAGACGAACCAATCTACAGTTGGGATACTCTAGATGTCCGGCACACTGTAGAACGGTGTATCCCTTCTCGGTCAATGTTTGTTCGCGAAGTTTGTTTGGGACAAAGACCATGTCGGCATCCAGCAAAAGTCCATAGGTGTCTTCCAACGGCCACTTCAGCGCATCTCTCACGTAGTCACGTGCTGCCCGAAAGGAAAGAGTGCGATTGTGACCAAAGTTCTTCCATTCCGATTGGGTTACGCATCCCTTTCGGGTCTCGACAAACTCCTTTGCGATATCGAGGGAATTGTCGGTTGAACCTGTATCATGGATGCAATACGCATCCACGACGCCTTCGAGTGCTTCCAGGCATCGTTTGAGAATACGCGACTCGTTCTTTATCATGAGAATCAGAACGAGCTTCATTGCGTCCGTTTGGTTGAACTCTTGTTGCTCCGTGTAAACAAATGAGCACTGAGTTTGTCAAGCAGACTATGCGTGAGAATCTCACGCGCGTCTTGGTTCCGCATATCGCCGACGGGTTGTGGAGTATCTACGACAATGCCAAGACAGCATGTGAGCGAAACCAGCAACCTGAGAAGACCATTCAAACCTTTCAGAATCTCCTCACCCGCATCCCCCAGTGGACGGAGGATGTCTTGAAGAAGGAGGTGGAGCGCATTTCCATCGCCTCCAAGTGTGACTACATGGAGGACCTGCTGCTGGGTGTGTTTGTGAGTTACATTCGTGCATTTGCCAGTCTTCAGCAAACGGAAGCACAGCGCGTCAATATTGAGTTTGATCGTCCCTCCATTGAGAAGTTCATTCATACCTTCTACATTCTTGCTGCCCGCAAGAGTTGGAGCACTGCCTATCTCTTCAAGACCATCGGTGTCTCGTCGGAGCAACAGGCACGCAATCGTCGTGATATTGAGACCATGTTGGAATCCGTTATGAACGAGGTGATTGACAGTTTCATTCCGTGGAAGAAGATTAGTCAGGCATATTTCCATGCTCGCGAGGAGGAGGCATCTGCTCCTGCGCCTGCGCCTGCGCCTGCGCCCGTGACGTTTGGAGAACCGGAAGTTCGTGAGTTTGAGAAGGAGGAAGAGGAAGAGAGCGAAGACGAGGAAGAGGAGCGCCCAAAACTTGAACTGGGCGAGGAGATCACACTGGATACAGATGACATCGAGGGTGACGCTGCCTCTGTGGACACGGATACCGAACTGGAACAAAAGATGGCAACAGAAACTGTCTCGTTGAATTTGTGAAAAGCAAAACACAGTTGGGGACAAAGATGGACGTGCAAACAATTGGAATTATTGCAGGAGTTGTAGCATTTGTTGCGATTGTTTTGTATGTGTGGGAGCGCCGTAGCAAGCACCAACCCGTAGAGATGACGGATGCTGCCAAACTCGCCATCGGTGCGAGCGGAATCGCAGGAGGCGTTGCCTATGCTGTGGGTGGTGTGGAGGATGTCCAACAATCCGTAGAGGCAGTGACCTCCGCGGTTCAGGACATGTTCGTCGGCAAACCCGAGTTTTAACCAAATCGACCAAACTTGATGTTGGTAATGTGATTGACAGTGACATAGAAAATATAGGTCCATACGGTGAGGACGTACAACGACGTCCAAAGTTTCACACCTGTCGTTTCGGGTGTCATGTTCGTTGTTCCTGAGGTCGTCAAGTGACCGACAGAATAGTGAAAGTAATCCCAGATGGTTGTTGCTCCCGAGATTTGACCCGGAAACAGCAGCATTGTAAGAAGACCAAACACAACGTTCACAGCGATTGCGAACAAAAACAAAGAAAGAAACGTCTTCATTATTCTAATGGAATGGTATATTTCAAACACTACACTCGGTGGTGTATCCTATCTGGTTGGACGCGACATACGAAATGTCATCAAAGCACTCAAATACTGTATTGAGAAGTATCATTGGAGTATGACAGATGATATTGAACTCATCACGGAAGACGATGCCATCTATCCCGGGGCACACCTGCTCAGTTAATACGGATCGCGAGGAAAGGACATAATGGCATACGATGCCAAAAAGAAGACAAGTGTGTGGAGCATGAACCCGAAGGACGTCGGGCATCCTCCGACCGCAACACCCCCGATAAGCGAGTTGACAAAGCGGAACGTCACCGGGTTGGCGATGACAAAGAAGAGAAGAGCAGAATAAAAGGAGAACTTTGCCTTCAGACCCGCAGACAACGTCATTTATAGTCAACATGCGAAAAGACTACAAATGTGGATCATCTTTCGTGAGGACAAGAGTGAGTTTGTCCATCCTGATAAGTATGTCGTTGCTCTTGTGAACGATGCCGACATTCTTACCTATCAATCTACCTTTTCAGGTTACTACTTTCCGGTGAATATCGATGTGAGTTATTTCCAAGAGTTTGTGCGAGATACCGAAGGTCGTCTTTACTTCGCGCGACGGTATGAGGTGTTTACGACTCAATAAAAAGACACGAACTCCCCAGGGGGACTTGTGCAATCTGAAAGGCAGTTAGTTTCTGGATTTCACGACGAGGAACCGCAGAATCCTTGCAGTATCTCGCGATTGCCTTGTAAAGATCAAATCCATGATACCTGTCGTGATTGTCTCGTTGTTGGCGGAACATGACAGATGTCCCATCACTCTGCTGCATCCACTGCTTGAACACCTCAAACAGCGGATGTTTGGATACAGCATCAGGTCCATCCGGAAACATATCCCAGAACATAGACGTTGCAAATCGGCATAGGTCAAAGGACGGAGAGGGGGGAATATGAGGGTGAGCATGGTCGTAGAAGGGTTCCATGTTGTACTGTCCTGCTGCTTCCTCATCGGGTTGAAACTGACTGCTCACAAAGGTTCGTGGGTCCTTCATACCCGTCAAACGTAGCATCAGAGTTGCTCGATCAAAGTCAATAATCTTGATGAGCACTCCATAGGTTGGAATACGATATGCAACCCCATTGTGTTTGTAATAGAGGTGTTCCTGTTGCGTTGGTACATACATAACGTTGTTTCCGTGGAGATCGTTGTGCGTGAACCCAAAGTTCCTCTGCGCATACGCAAGTGCCATGACGATTTGTGCTACCCAAGCGGCGTGCTTTTCAGGTTCTGGATGGTCGCGTATGAGGTCATAGAAACTACCTTGACACTTTTCCATAACTGTCGTCACGACAGGAGCGTTTGTAAAAGTTGCCCATGCGAAGGGTTCATCGTCTTCGTCGTCATCGGGATCGCTGTCGTCATCTTCGTCCATACAATCACATGACCGAATCTCGTATTCATCTTCTTCTTCGGATTCTGTTTGATCGTCAAACTCATTGTCTTGAGTTGAAGTTGCGTGACTGGACACACGAGATCTCGAAGACCCTGGATTGGAAACGTGATCCGCGGTGACATCTTGAAACCCATCCAAGACGATTTCATCCCCCAACTGCATGACAGGTCGCTGTCCTCGTGTATGCGTAAATCCCGCAGGTGATTCAGGTCCCTTGAGTTTGAGTTCAAAGGTCTTTCCAAGATTATCCGCAAACCAACGACGATCCGTGAGATCTTCGTAGTCATCGCTGATATCAATGGTATGTTTGGATGCGAGTCCAACATAGACACCATAGACCTTTGGAAAGTGAATACAACCCGATTCAGACAAGACAATGGAGGACAAGGCACCCACATACGCTGCCGTATGTGCGCTCTGGAGTTTCTCCTGCATATCGGTTGCGACATTCTCAGGTTTGGGAAGACCCAGTTGTCCGTAGTCACCGCGCATCCACTTGAAAGGACTCAGAATCATAGTAATCTTGCGATGGACAGGAACAGCATTGCCTTCTGTTGTGCGAATGGTATCTTCATCAATGACCTCCGATACTTCCTCGCGCAACCGAATACCATACTCCTTCAGAGAGGAGACTGTTTCGGTCTTGAAGAGTTTTTCCAGGGGTGGAAAGAACGGTTGTGGGTGTTGAAGACCCCACTTGGACATATCCACTCGTCCATACCGGTGGAGTTTGAGGTAGGTCGGAGTTGCTCGTAAATCCTTGCCCATTGTTCTCTTGACAAGGCAATGAAACATTCTATCCTAACGCCAAAACGAAAAGAAGAGAGAGAAATCGCAGTCTCGTAATGGAACTCGTCTGGATTATCGTTTGTATTCTTCTCTGGACAACCAATGACACCTACGATGCTTTACTTGGATTGCTTCTTGGTCTTGCGTGGAAACTACTGATGGATTAAATCCACTGTCATAACAATGAACTTCCAACTACGGAAATTCAATATCGACATGATCAAGGACCGGTGCGATATTGATTCGCGCAAAAGTCCTATGATGGTGATTATCGGCAAGAAGGATACAGGCAAGTCCTTTTTGGTTCGTGATATTCTCTACAACTGCAAAGACTATTTCCCTGTGGGGACTGTCATTTCGGCCACAGAGGTTGCCAACGAGTTTTTTCAACACATGGTCCCTTCCAAGTTCATTCACGATAAGTATCGACCCGAGATTGTTGCGAATGTCTTGAAGCGACAGATGAATATCAAGCAGACCCGCAACAATGACAAGAAAGCACGAGGTGGAAACTCCAACATTGACCCGCGTGCGTTTCTGATTCTCGATGACTGTCTCTACGATGCAAAGTCATGGATTAACGAAGATTCAACTCGTTACGTGTTTATGAATGGACGTCACGTGGATTTGGTCACTATGATTACCATGCAGTATCCGCTAGGTATTACGCCGAACTTGCGTACCAACGTCGATTTTGTCTTCATTTTGCGTGAGAACATTCTGGGCAATCGTCGTCGTATTTACGAGAACTACGCAGGTATGTTTCCGACCTTTGAAATGTTCTGTTCGTTCATGGACCAATGTACGGAAAACTACGAATGCTTGGTCATCTGCAACAACGTAGCATCCAACAAACTCGAAGACCAAGTCTTCTGGTACAAGGCATCGGACCACCCGCCCTTTCGGTTGTGCGACCCTTCGCTCTGGTTGGACAATCGCCCCTTTCAAAGTTCGATGTTGGGTTCGGATGAATACAATCCACTTGCTCTCAAAAAGAAGAACGCAGGTCCTTCTGTTTGGGTCAAGAAAGAAGATGACAAAAAGCGTTAATGCTTGCGAGTCTTACCGCGGCGAGACTTACGACTCTTACCCTTACGCGTCTTGCGCTTACGACCACCAATGGACATACCGCTCATCAGGGCAGACAACTCATCTTGGGGGGCAACCTGGGCGGAGACACCCATCTTGCCGAACATACCGATAAGGTCGTCAACCTCCGCATCACTGGGAGGAGCAGTCTGCTTTTGAATGTATTGAGTTGTACGCGTGCTGCGGATAACCTTCCAACCGGGAGGCACAGGCGCTCCTACGGCGGTTTTTACAATGTTGCTCATTCTGGGCGGCATTGTATTTACTCGCGAATATTTCCCTCAGACGGGTGGACAGGAGCAGAAGCATCCTCCAGCATCTTGCTCTCTGACGCACCACCTCCAATTTGGTTGGCACGCTTCCGACGCTCGTTCTCCTCCTTCTGTGCCTTGATCTTCGCCTCGCGCTCCTCCGCAAAGAACATCTCCTTGTTCGCCTCGTTCTCCTTGTACTTGCGCATCAACTCGTTCAACTCCTTCTCCGCATACTCCACCTCGGGCATCAGGTGCTCCGAGGGGTCCCATGGCAACCACGCACCGACCTTGCCGATGTAGAGGTTGTCCTTCGGGTACTTGCGCTGGAACACCTTCGCCATCACCTGCGCCTCCTCCACCGTGGCAAACGAACGACGCACCTTGATACCCCGAATGTTGGTCTGAAACTCGACCTTGTTGTCGAACTCCTCCTGCAGGTCCTTCTCGTGCTTCAGCAGGAACACCTGATACTGCTCGTGGACATCGGTCTGCTTGATTTCCTCGTTGCGAACCTTGGCAAACTCCTCCGCGTCCTTCAGCAGGTCGTCAATCTTGATGTCGTACTTCTTGGACAGAAATGCCATGAAGTGCTCCATGCCCTTCACCTTCCAATCGTAGTCCATGAACGAGATGAACTTCTCAAACATAAACTCATTCTTCTGCTTGATAATCTTCTCGGGACTGATGAAGGAGACAATGCAATACTTCTGGGTGGGCACCTCGGGGTCCTCATCCAGGTAGTCAATCACTTGTCCATCCTCAGTCTTGGGGAGTTCTGTGCGGGGCATCTTTACTTCTTACAACCGCTTCCTTTGAAAGTTCTTTCTACGCACTCTCATAAATGTACGACCTGATTACCTCTTCCGTTCTGTTCTTCATGCTGGTTCCGGGTGTGCTGATTACCCTCCCACCGGGCGCCTCCATTCTCATCTCAGGTCTCGTCCATGCGGTTGTGTTCTATGTGGTCCAGGCATACCTCGCCCAGTATGTCCCTTGGTGGGGTATCTGGATTGCTGCAGTTGTCCTTGTTGGACTCCGTATGTACATGAGTCGTCCCGCAGTGCCAACCTATGGGTATTAAAAAATCCTCTTGGAGTTTTAACAAACATGGATTCCAAGCCTAAGCCTACTCCTGCTCCTGGTATTGATATCGCCGACCTGGTGACCCGTCTGGTGAAGTACCTCCTCGAGGGTCTTGCCGTCGCCATCGCCGCCTACGTGCTCCCTGGTAAGGGTCTGAAGTGGGGTGAGGTTGCCATGATTGGTCTGGTCGCCACTGCCACCTTCGCGATCCTGGATATCTATGCGCCCTCCGTGGGTTCGTCTGCTCGCACGGGTGCCGGTTTCGGTATCGGTGCCAACCTCGTCGGTTTCCCTCGCGTGTAAATAAATATGCAACTTCACTTTAACGGCGGATTCAAACTCGTCCGACAGCAGCAAAAAGCGGTTGTCGTACCAGTCCAAGAGGAACAACATGTGGAGATACCTATGGCAGAACCTGAAGTTAAACCGCTTCCCGACCCGAAGACTTATATGGTTTTATCTACCCGCAAGATCGATGGTGTAACCATCAAGACCGTAAGTGATCGTAAAACAGGCAACATATTTGTAATCACATTTGAGTAATGCAGTATCCGGTCTATTATATGTGGAATTTTAAACCAGACGAGAAACTTGAAACACCTGGTCTCAGTTGTATCAAGCACAATACCCAGTTCTATACAAAGTATACCATTCTTGGTCCACAGGATATCGAACCCTTGCTGACTCCCGAACTTCGAGACCTTTGGGACAAGATTCCCCACTGGGTTATCAAAGCAGACTTGGGGCGACTCCTCTATATCTATCATCATGGCGGTATCTATCTTGATGTGGATTGTAGTTTGCGACGGCGACTACCGGTTGTTGAGAATGAAGTGATTCTCTTTGTTGAACATGTTCTGCCGAGTGTCCAGATGTTAGGACCTCGGGAATGCAAGGATCCCGACAACGTGGTTCGTATTGCCAACTTTGCATTTGGAACTGCCATACCTCAGCATCCCTTCTTGAAACTTGTCATTGATGAATGTGTCCATCGTCTTCAATCTCTAAACCAAGTCACTGTATCACAAAGTGATATCCTTTGGGTATGCGGTCCCGATGTCATCACGAGCATCTATCACAAAACCAAAAAGGAACGAGATGATATTTGTCTGTTGGACAAAACCTATCTTACACATTTGCGCCACGGGTCTTGGCGAACTTAAGCACCCGTAGGCGTATGACCAAACTTTAACGCACCCAACATTGTCGCAAGCACAGATGTAGAAATCAAGACAGTCAAATTGTTTTCCGTCGCCTGCATAGTTGTCAACAGAAAGGAACATGCAGGAGACCCCGTCATCACAATCGAACGCAGAATATCAAAGAACGAACTCGGAACACAGAACTCTGTATACCCCCAAGCAGCAGCAACGTGAACGCCATAGTTGACGGCGATCGCGGACCCGACGGTTTTTACCAAAACCAATGCCATTTCCTACTTACCCTTTACCCCCACCTCTTAAATTAGATGAATAACGAATTCGTTTTGGTGAGATACAATGGAAAGTTCTACAAGATTCAGGTTCGTCCGTATGAACCCGAGCGAATGACCACCGATGTTGCGTGGCTTCAAATCAAGGAAGGATTGACGCCCGAACAAGCATACAAGAAATGGTTTGAAGCGCAGCGAAAGATTTCTCACCTTCTTCAACAATGATAGCGGTTACAGTTGTCACAGTCCTTGCTTTTGCTGTTCTGGCGATTTTGGTCTATCGCTTCTGGAAACCCAAACCCAAGCGTGAAGTTCCTGTAGGAGAAGCACGTTTGTACTTTTTCTACACGGAGTGGTGTGGATGGTCACAAAAGGCAATCCCCGAATGGGAGAAGTTGGAACAAGAACTTAAGCAGGTGTCACGGTTTGGAAAGACGCATGTCACACCCGTCCGTGTCAATGCCGAAGAAGATCGCGAAACAGCGATGCTCTACGAAATTGAGGCGTTCCCCACGATTCTTCTCGAAACAAGCGATGGTCTATACCCCTATGACAAGGTTCCGAAGGCAGAGGGTCTACTCGCCTTTTTGGAGCAGACGCTTGGAAAGAAAGCGTGAAGTTCCTTCGTATCCTTGATCGTATAACAACTGCCTGTCCTCTGGAGTCAACTTCTGCAGAAGACCGACCGTATCGTTTTCCAACCATACCATATTGGGTGCTGGGCGCGATGTCCGCATACTCCGATAGACCGAATACAGAAACTTGGACAACGGCATGCTTTCTAGTTCGGATGCATATATTTTGTCAGAGGTTGGTGAAATATGAAAGACCAAACAATCCTCTGGAACAATGGATGCGAGATTGTCTACGAAGAGACCACCGTCCAAATAGACATGGTTGTAGATGACCTGTGGATGAAAGACAAACGGAAGACAGCATGAAGATTTGATGGCATCCAAGATAGGAACTTGCCCTGTAAAGACAGTCGTGGTTTGTGTGGTCATGTTTGCGGCAACAATATGGAGTTTCTGGGGAGCATCCGAAATGACCTTGTTACGAAGGTCAACTCCGTGGGCATCAAATGCAGAGACAACAGCAGTTTCCAACATATCCATGGAGAACAATCCCTTCTTGCTTGTCAAGTCTCCTACATGTGTCAACCGAAGATTGGGAATCACGTTGGAAATATCATTGAACTGATTGTCAAAAATCTCGCGAAGGTGGGTAGACCGCAACCCAAACGCAACTGCGGTCGCAATGATCGACCCAATCGAACATCCATAGACACCTGCCGGAAAGTCCAGGTTTCCTCTGTATTTTTCCAGCGCAGCAAGTGCTCCAATGTGAAGTCCACCTCGAACTCCACCACCACCAAATGCGACAGAAGTAAACATTCTATTTCTTTGTAGTAAGCATGCTGAAAGCACGTGAAGTTTGGGACGAACAAGAATCACGACGCGAGCAACGGATGGCAGCGATGCGACCGGTCCTTGCACAACTCTACGGAAAAATACGACGACATGCTATTCATTCCCCGAATGCGCCCTATGTGGTCTTTGAGATTCCCACATATGTCTTCGGGTATCCGCTCTTCCAGTTGTCGGAAGCACGTGATTATCTCCTTGCGACACTCCAGGCATCTGGATTCCAGGTGTGGGTGGTGGATGAGAAATACTTGCTTGTCTCTTGGATCAAGACACCCGGTCAGAAGAACTCCAATTATCGCCCTCCACTCATTACCAACTACCGCCCACAGATTTATGACCCCGTCACGCTAGGCAGCATGACCTCTCGTTAAAAACGAACGAAACAACATCCAAGAAAAGACACACCATGAACTGCGACCATGGCGATGTTGAAGTGGATGATGGCGAACGTGTGTGTACTTGCTGCGGAACGATTTTGGAACGATGTATTGATGAAGGCGCCGAATGGCGTGTCTACGCGAACACTGAAGATGACCCCTCACGAACCGGCACGATTACGAATGAACT